TGAAGTCAATGCCCCAATCGCTTTGCTGGAAGGATGAGTACACAGAGTACATGCATGAAATATGCCCTGGTCGATTAACTCCCGAAGTAACTAGGTTACTAAATGAGAAATTTGGTACGAATTACAACAAGACTCAAATCGGCGGTGTGCGTAAACGTTTAGGCTTGCTTGTTGGTGAAGCCTATCAAGGTCGATTGCTGACGAGGGAGCAACATGATTATCTTGTGTCAATTCAAAAAAATAAGATTTCTCATGATGTCGCAAACGAAATGAACCAAAAATTTGGCTTATCACTAACTGAGAAACAGATTAAAAGTTATCGAAGAAATAATAATCTACATAGTGGCTTGACAGGAAGATTCGAGAAAGGTCAGACCCCTCACAATAAGGGGAAGAAATACCCAAATATGCCAAAAAACAGCGGGCAGTTCAAAAAAGGTAATAGACCTCCGAATTATGTACCTGTCGGTACTATCAACTACACAACAGACGGTTATCCGAAAGAAAAGATTGGAGAGCCTAATCGATGGGTTTTGAAACATCGTAAAGTGTGGGAGGACCATCACGGGCCGATACCAAAAGGGTATTCTGTCTGCTTCCTGGACAGAAATAAGACCAATTATGATATCTCTAACCTTATTCTTTTATCGAATGAAGAACTTGCTCGAATGAATCAGAATAATTACTTTAGTTCAGATCCGGAATTGACTAGGTTAGGAGCAGGTATCACAAAATTAAGTAGAAAAATAAAACAACAGGAGTAACAAATGGTAACGATTAATAAACTAGAAATCGAAAACGTCAAGCGCGTTAAAGCGGTCAAATTAGAGCCGTCAGCGACTGGTTTGACAATCGTGGGTGGAAATAACAACCAGGGGAAAACAAGCGTACTGGACGCGATTGCTTGGGCGCTGGGAGGCAATAAGTATAAACCTAGCCAAGCACAGCGAGAAGGTAGTACAATTCCGCCTAGCTTAAAAATCACGCTATCAAATGGCTTGATTGTGGAGCATTGGGATAATAAGGAAGTCATGCC